TCTCAAACATGTCAACCGAAATGCCGGAGATGCTCTGTATGGACCAACCGAACATCAACGCAGCTACTGCTGATGCAATTGCTTGCGCTTGGACATAGGTGGTTGCATAAATGTCGACTTGAAGCTGTGTATTTGTTAGTCGAGACCAGTTGTTGCTGATGGTCGAAATCTGCTGATACACGATATAGGGACGCACAACACCATCGGGAGCAACTTGGGGATAGACCCGCTCTTGTGCGTCTGTTGAGTTTTGAATCAACGCAACAAATGATTCAATCATGGTCATGAGCGACGAGCCTTTTCAACTTCAGTTGGAATGCGCTTTTCGAGGTAGCTCCTTATGGCGTCAACAGCATCCATCTTTCGCGCTTCGTAAGCAGGACGCATAAAGGGCTGCGCTGGTATGAATTGGCCGTGCGCTTTTTCAGTCTCGCGATGCCTCTTCCAAGTTGTGCCACTTGGCTTGTGTCCAACAAAGAAGTGGCCGCGCTCAATCCACCCAGCATAGAAAGCATCTTGAGACTTGGTTTTGGCTTTGCCTTGCCCTCTGAGAGACTTACCCATGATGGGAACCACGTTAAAGGTGATCTGTGTTTGATTTGATTGGGATTGAACGAACTTATTTACGATAGCTCGCTTCAATGTGCCAGGTGGTTGATGACCTTTGAGTGCTTCGTGCATGACGGGTGCGTTTAGACGCGCTTGGTCCCGAATGACAGCAGCGCCTGCATTGACAGCTCCGCGCAAGACGTTTCGGCTCACCCCTTTGGCCAGCGCATCCATTGCGAGCTTGAGTTCGGCAAAACCTTTGACGTTGATTAACTCAGCCATCGTTCAAACCCTCAGTGGCCAACAGTAGGACTTCGCGATTTCGCTCGTCTTTGTTGATCGATGCGTGGATGATGAAAATTCGCTCACCGTAAAGAAGTCGCATCTTTGCCACCTCCAGCGGTTTTGAGAGCAGTCTGAAATATCTGATCGTGATCTGATGCGTTACCTCAGCATTGATCACTTGCGCATCAAGTCCCTTTTGGCCACGAATAGGTTCTATGTAAGCGCGAACCGATCCAATAGTGGTCCAAGTGACGACTTGAGCGCCTGCAGCGTCTTGTTTGACATCGCGCTGTTGGAGCAATCCGGTTTTGCGCAGCAATCCCGCTTGCATTTAAAACTCCATAACGCGATAAGGCGTCAAGAGCGAATCTATAAAAGGCATAGGAACGATGGCCATGCCTCGCCCTGTCAACACAGCTTCTCGGTTCTCATACATCGAGCCGATATGCAAAAGCATCCAACGCTTGATTCCTTCAGGAACTTTTGCGGGTATCCCGTAACCACAGGTGAATGTGATCGTGACTGAATTGATTTCGTTACGAGCTGGTGGCCAGCTATTACCAAAACTTGGCACCAAGCGCGCAGGCTCTGTGACGCTATCCAATTTATACGCGGCAGAGTCGAGTGTTTGGGTCACTCCATCTTGATCGATGTACACAATGGACGTAATTGCACTCACGGGCGAGTGTCCAAGGTATATCTCAAAGCCAGTCTTGCCGTCGATTCGCTCCATCGTGATCGGACCAGGGTTGATGCCCCATTGAGGGCCATACCAGTTGCCATAAGCGTTGTTGGTAGCGGGGGACGGAAATTTATCCAGCGCCATCACCCAAGTTTGTGTCACCAATGCACGTCGCGTGTCATGCTCAGCCTGCAATCTCGCAGCTGTAATCAGCGCCCCGATCAAGACATCATCAGCGTTGTCTTCAACACGCAAATGCAGTTTCGCCTCGACCAGCGATACAGGCTCGGCTGTGGGTGGTGTTAGCAAAACAGTAGACATTACTTAGCCTTTAAGGCGGTGATCTCAATGGCCGGGGGAAGAGCGTCAACACTTGGGACAGCAAAGCCTGCTGCAATCGCATCGACAGCCGTTTGGTCGTCGACCTCAACGTGATCTCCAGCTTTGTAAGTCTGAAAATCTTGAACAAATAAAAGATTACGCATCGTGAAGCTCCAATAGATAAATGAAAAACCCCGAGAAGCGCAAGCAACTCGGGGTAAAAGCAGGCCGCGATTAAGAAGCTGCGAACTTCAAGACTTTGAGAGCTTCACTGTTAATCAGTGCGCCGCCAACACGCTTGGTGGTGTAAAAGCCGATGTACGGCTTATTGCTAAACGGATCACGAACGACACGAGTGCCGATACGGTCAACGATCAGGTAAGCCAACTTGAAATTGCCGAAGGCTAACGACAACGATGAAGCACCTTTGGCTGGCATGTCTTCAGCCTCAACGACCGGGTAGCCAAGAATGGTGTCAGCCACGCCTGGTGCAGTAGTTGGGTTAAAAACGTACCGACCTTGGTAGTCTTTCATCGCCATGATTTCAAACAGCAAGGCTTTGTTGGTCACCCAAGTTGAGCCGTTACGGTATGCAGCCTTCATCTTGCTCACGACTGTGAACAAGTCATCAACTGGATTGACTGTTCCCGAGAGCGTCTTGAATGCATTAGAAGTACCAGTGGCAATGTGCTCGATGGTTCCAAATGCACGAGTAGCGTCTGCAGTTGCCGCAGTAGCACCGTTCAAAAAGCCTGTTGGCATATTGGTGCCAGTACCGCTAATGAAAGCTGCACCTTCTGCACGCGCGAACTCAGTTGCCACTTCAGAAGCCAACCATTGCTCGGCGTTGAAGAAAACGTCATCGAGCATTTGCTGTGTTGCTTGCGGGTTGGCATACAACTCGCCCATGGTGGGTTTGATGTCAGCCAGGGTTGAAGTTGCGGTTGCAGTGCGAGCTGCAGTCTCGCCCACCCACCCAGACGCAGTACCGCGCAAGTTGACCAACTTGTGGAAGTCAGTTGTACTGATTTGAACCACTTGCGCAATAGAACGAATCGGACTGATGTTCACAGCCAATGCGTCAATCGCAGCGTCAATTACTTTTGGTACGGCATAGCCACCGTCTGCACCTGAGTTGGTAGACCAGGCATAAGCCTTTGCTTCCAAATCAGCTAGGCCGTTGTCTTTGCCTTTGCGCAGGAAAGCATTGAAAGCCGATTTGTGCTCAGCCTCTGCTTGATTAGCATCTTGACCATCACCGCCAAATTGCGGGCGCTTGGCTTTGGCTTCCATGTCTTCGATGACCTTCTTTTGTTCGGTCATGTCTTTTTGGATCGCTTCCATCTTGGTTTGAAAGTCGGATGTGAAGCCGCCTTTTTTGACCTCTTCGATGCGTGCATCGTTTACTTTTTTAAACTCTTCAAAGGCGCGGTTCGAGGATTCGATGGCGTCGAGGATTTCTTTACTCATTTGGTATCTCCAGAAAGCAAAAAACCCGCACTAAGGCGGGTCGTAAAAAAACCCGCACTAGGCGGGTTCGTCGGGGGTGCAGGGACTGCGTACTAAGACAACAACTCAGTTCTGCGCGTGAGCGCTTTCATCAGTTGTTGTTTTTCGTCTTCGTCCACAGACTCTCTCTGGGATAGACTTTTGATCCGTGACACAAGTGCCACGGCTTCTGAACGCGAGAAACCGCCTGCATCACGCAGGAGGCGCTCAGCGCTTTTGAAATCAATGACCTCTTCGATCGTTTTGATAGAAACGACACGAGCAGAGTCATTCATAGGGAATGTGACAAGTGAGACTTCCCATAGGTCACCTTTTTGGATCGTTCGGATGCCAGACTTGGGGCTGTACTCGTCCACTTGGCTTTTGAATCCGATACTCATACCGCTGATGGCCTTCATTTGCATCAACTCATAAGCCTCGGCACCCTTTTGAGTTTTGAGAGCCAATTTGCCTTCAACATAGAGCCCATGGTCGTCCTCACGCATTGATGTGAAGACTCCAATAGGGTCGGATTGTTTGTGCTGCCAAAGAAGTGCAGGCAGTCGACCCTTCATCGAGAACGATTTGAGTGAGTCAGCAAATGCACCAGGTGCAACGATGTCATCGCCCTGATCCACGTTGCCGTAGACACTGGCGTAGCCTGAGAACTCACCGCTGTCAGAGATTGCTTTGATCTCAAATGGTTTGTCGATGTGTTGCATATGAGCCTTAGACAGTAGTTTTATGGTTCCAACGCACCATGAGCTTGTCACCGGTGGAAGCTGTACCCAGGGCGTTATTGATCTTTCCGTTAGCTACAGTGAATTCAGCAGTTAAATCAGTGACATCGGTGATCGCAACACCAGCTCCGATGTAATGCAAAACTTCAACCAGCTCATCTCCTATCAAGATGCCTGCAACCGTCAGGTCACCAGCTGCACCGCCCGCAATCAGGGCGTGTTTTGAGACTTGCAAGTCCAGGAGTCGCGACTCTTCATTTTTTTGGCCGCTTCGCACTGCGGCATCTTCATAAGAGTAGTTACTCATTTTTTGGGTCCTTCAGGAGTTGTTGGGGTTTCATCTGCGGGCTCAGTGGATGAGCTTGCGGCTGTATCGACTTGCGCTTGTGGCGGCTCTGTCCCGTCATTCATATTGAGTGGGATCAGAGGTATATCTAAACCCTCTAGCGGGTTGAGCACGATTCCAAGCGCGCTCTCAGCTGCGCGCGCTTCATTGCGCGTCATCCAGCCGTCCAAGATACCGTTGTGATACAGGGCACTTCGCGCACTGGCATCACCACGCAGCAAACCCGACACATCAAATTTCATGGTCAGATCTTTTTTCTCTTGGGGGCTCATCAAATCGCGCTTGATGGCTTTTTCAATCCGGTTGAGCCAAGGCATCAGTGAGTAATTCACGAATTCGAGGGATTGCTGTTCAATATTGCTGAAGGTGGCTTTTTCTAAGTCACCAATCATGTGTGGTGGTACACGAAAGATGGCTGCGATCTCGCTGCGTTGATATTTGCGGGTCTCAAGAAACTGCGAGTCGTTCGCGTTCATGGAGACCTTGGTGAACTTCATACCCTCTTCTAGGAGTGCTGTTTTGTGGGCGTTTTCGCCCGAATGTGCTTCATCAAAACTGTTTTTGAGTCGGTCATAGGACTCTTTTGACAATTTACCGGGGTGCTCAAGGACGCCACCCATCTTTGCGCCACTGCGAAACAGCTGACTACCAAATTTCTCAGTGGCTATGGATAGACCAATACTCTCGCGTGCGTAAGCGATGGGACTGATACCAAGCCAACCATTAAGAGTTAAGCCACGAAGATGAAAGATTTCGCCCAGCTTGAAACGCTTAAATGCACCATCTGGCATGGTGACCTCGTACTCCAGCTGATACCCGTTGTCCATGACTACTCGGACCATGTCCGGATGCAGGGGTAGCAACTCTACAACTTGGCCCGATCGATTGCGGTTGACGTAGGCATAGGCATTGCCCCGCAAGTTCAGCGCAATCACCATCATTTCCCAAAACTCAACGCTGGTCATCCATTCGTTGGGCTGGTCGTGGCAAATGCGCTGCAGGGTGTGATCCTGCATCAATGTTCTTGATCCATCAGCCTCTTTTCGGTACAAATTCATCGGCAGCATGCCAATGGATTCGGCAAGAACCTTGACGCTCGAGTAAACCGCTGCGCTTTGCATTGCCGTTTGTGGGTTGACGACGATGCCGCTGGCCGATGCT